TTACTGCCTATGTGAAGCAGCGTTTCCTTGCACTATCTAACTAGGACCGTCGTCTTTGTTATGTACTTAATATAGCATATACAAAACAAAAGTCAACCTATTTTTTTAATATTTTTTGCATATCTTCTATTGTTTTTTGTTAATTGTTCGTATTCAACACGATCGCCTATTTTTAAAGATTCTTTGTTTTTATCAAACAATACATCAATGCGTGTTTGTCCAAAAGCATCTGGTCGTATTACACCCTTAATGCCAACAAATTTATAAACTTGTCCTGTGTATATCATTTGCACTCCTTGCAAATTATTTAATCAAAAAAATAGGCCCCGTAGGGCCTATTTTGACATTGTAAGTATAACTTAGCTGAAGCTTAGGTTTGCTGCTGTTACTTCTACTTTTTCCAAGTAGTCAGCTGCGTTACCTAGCGACGATGCTGTGTTTGACAACTCAACATAACCATAACGAGTCATGAAGCTCACGACTGGCTCGAATGATGTTGGATCTAGTACAACACCGCTTGACATTAGTGGGATGTATGGGCAGTAGAACGCTGCTGCGTCTGACTCTGAAGTACCCTTATAACCTACTAGTACGTCATCATCTGCTGCGTATGTGTTTACGTAAATTTTCATTGCGCCATTCAATGTACCAACCATTTTTGTGTTTGTTGGTGCTTCAAATGTGCCTTCAGTTGTACGTGCAAACGCTGATGTTGTTGCTGATTGTAGTACTGTTAGGATCGCTGGAGAAACAACTGCCCAGTTACCTGCGCCTCTGCGTGTTCTTTGTGCGATACGGTTTGCTGCACGGTTAACCAATACTGCCAATGCTGCGTGTTCGTCACCTACGAATGTAGCTGTACCTGAAACTGCTGCTTGGTTGTATGTGTCTGTACCTGTGCCTGCTAGTGTTGCAAGAGATGCAAGAATCTCTTGGTCGATTTCAGCAGTAATTTCTTGTGCAAGTGCTGCCATGATTTCTGCTTCTACATCGATACCGTGCTGTGACTGTGCATCCTGTGCTGCCTCAAATGTCCAACGTGCTGATAGCTTACGTGATTTAGCTTCAACAGTTTGCTTCAAGATCTGAATGCTTAGTTTGTTACCAGCTGCACCTTCTAGTGCCGCAGTTGCGTCAGCTTTTGCTGTTGTAGCATTACCTGAATATGCTTCTGCGATTTTAAATGGTGACAGTGCTTCTTCACCAGCTACTGCGCCTGCTGCGCCTGTACCTGCTGTGTCGCTGTAGCGTACACGTAGTGTGTGAATCTGACCAACTGGACCAGTCATTGGTTGTACACCAACAATCTCGTTTGCAATGACAGTTGGCATCACACGTCTGATTACTGGTAGGATAACACGGTTAAGTGTTGCGATATTACCGGCAGAGGTAGCACCAGCAGTTGCAGTCTCAGCCAAATACTTGCGTGTATTTTCTAGCGTTGACGCCATTACTGCTTTCTTATTGCCTTGTAGGCCTTCAAGAAGTGCTGTTTTAGTCTCTTGCCAGCGACTTTCTAGTAGTTCTGACATAGTTATCTCCTTAATTTAAACCAGCTAAACGCTTGATGTCAACCACATTATGGTCGGCGCTTGCTGTCATATCAGTATTTTTTGTTTCTCTATTGCCTGTTACTTCTTTTGCCTCTGCTAGTACTGCCTTCTTTGTTGGACTCTTGCCGTCGATAACTGCCGGTAAGTATTTTTCAAATTGATTTTGTAATTTATCAGTTTGAACTGATTCTAACAAGTCCATCATTATTTCTTTTTGGTCAATGCTCAAAGGAGCAATTAAACTATCAATCTTTGCTTTGCGTGACACTGACTCAGTAAGTTTTTTGTTCTCATTAGCCTGTGATTCTGCAAGCTTAATTGCTTTTGCCGCTGCTACTTTTGCTTCTGCTAATTGTTTGTCTTTAGCACCAACAACTTTTAGAAGTTTTTGTGTTTCACTCTTCTCGTTTAGATATGAGTGTTGATATTCGTTAGCAAATGCTTCGAATAGTTTGCGACCAAAATCGTTTTCACGTGCTGCTTCAATATCTTCTTTAAGTGCTGAAATTTCTTTTGTAAGTCCTTTTGACACTGTTTCTGATACCAAGGCTGCACTTTTCTTAATAAAGTTTGATTTAACTGTATTAAGATGTTCTTTGGCTTCACGTACAATACGTACTTTTGTTTCAGCCAAGTCTTTTTTATCTTCGTAAAATTCTGCAAGTTCTTTAGCAAGTGATTCAACTACAAATTCTTCTAAAGCAACAAACTTGTCTGCCATTGCTTTTTGATCTGAATGTAGTTCTTTAATTTCTGTAGCAAGTTGCTCAGAAACGAAAGTCTTCATTAGTTCTGCATTTTTACGCTGAGCAACTGCAAATTTTGCTTTTGCTTCTGCTAGTTGCTTACGGTCTTCTTGGAATTCTGCAATTTCTTCTGCAAGTTTTTCAGATACAAGACTATCAATGGCTTCAACCATAGTTGATTTGTCGTGCTCATACTTTTTTGCAAATTCTTCACGTAATTCAGCAGTAACCTCAAGGCGATTTTCTTTCACCTTAGCGTTCCATGCTTCTGCTAATTCAGAACGTACTTCTTCCGATAGTGCGTCATTTTCGAAGAGATTTTTTAGTACATCTACCATTACTTTCTCCTCGTTATTGGAGTCTGCTTATTATGTTTAATAAGCTCTCTTTTAAATATTTTTGTGCCTTTTTGTCGCCTTGGACTTCTTTTGAAGTTAAAAATGCCTTGTATCCACCTCTTTCGTTCATTAAATGTTCGTAAATAGGTGTCGGATACGCACCGGGGGCGCTTGGTTGTGCCACAACGTCCACAGTAATTATTTCAAATCCGCCAACGTTTCCGCTGCCGTCAACCTCACCACTACCTCTCGATGAAACGCCTAGTTTGACGCTGCTTTCAAGCATTGTTTTAACTAATTGTCCCATCGGAGTCGGTAGTATTTTTAGTTTACCATAACCATTAGGTCCGTCCATCCACATTTCGTTAATCATATGGCTAACACGGTCCAAGTTAATATTAAGTCCATCAGGATGATCTACTTCACCTAACACTGAGTAGCCGCCACTAATTTGTTCGTTGAGTGTGGTGACAGCCCTGCTAATCTCATTTACGGGATAAACACGCTGGTTGGCGTTTTTGACTCCGCCTTGAATACAAATTCCTTTCATATAAAGGTCTTTGCCGTCATTAGCAGACTCAACTACCATTCTAGCAGCATCAAAACTCAAATGTTCGTTCAGTATTTTCATCAATCAGTCCTTAAGCGCCAAGTGTTGATTTTGTATTAGCGCCGTTGTCTCCCTTTGCAGGGGCTTTTGCTGCGTTCATTTTTGCAGCTTTTCCACCAGGAACATTTACGTTACCAGCGGTATCTTGTTTTGGAGCACTTGCGCCTGTGCCTTTTTCATCTGCTGAACCGCCTTTTGCGATGTTTGCTGATGTACCACCCATATCATTTTTACCTGCTACTGGTGATTTTGCATTTGCGCCGTTGTCGCCCATTGTTGCTGACACTTTATCTGTGTACTCACGCATAATTTCTGTTTGTGACTTTGGTGCTTTTGACTCTTCTACTTCTTCGTCAGCTGCTTCTTCTACTTCTTCGTCTTCAAAAGCAATTGCTTCTTCTTCAGCTTCTTCGTCGTCGTCGCCTTCTTCTGAATCCATGTCCATTGGCATTTCGTCGTCCATATCGTCATCACCTGCTTCTTCGTCGCCCATCATGGCTTCAAATTCTGCTTTTAGTGCTTCTAGCTCGTCTTCTAGATCTGCTACACGATCTTCAACGTCACCGTCTTCGTCGCCCATGCCCATGTCGTCGTCACCCATTTCTGGTTCCATGTCCATGTCACCGCCCATGTCTGGGTCTTCGATGTCACCCATCATGTCGTCTACTGGGTCACCTTCTGCAACGTCAAAAAAGTTTTCATCAACTTCTTCGTCTGCTTCGTCTAACTCTTCGTCTGACTCATCTAGATCTTCGTCATCTGACTCGTCTAGGTCTTCTTCTGATTCATCTACTTCTTCATCTGTAGCTTCATCAACTTCTTCATCAGTTGTTTCTTCTACTTCTTCATCTTCAAGTAATGATTCGTAAATATCTCTTGATTTTTCTACCACGATTTCGTGGAACAATGCTTCTGCACCTTCTCTGTCTTCATTGACGAGACGCTCAAGCATTTCTTCAAACTTATTGCGATCAGTCATGTCATTCTCCTTTATTGTCAAGGCTGTCTATTATATTTACACTTTTTAGAAAATATACGTGTAAAATGGGGTCAAAACAGCCCATTTTACTGATTATTGGAAATTTTTCGCAAAATCATCCACTGTGATATGCGATAAATTGGTTAAATCTTTGAGATGATCAGGAATGTAATCATTCATTGACTTTAATATTCGATAGTATTTAGTCTTTGGAAACTGATTTATACACATCATAGTTTGTCTTTGCCAGTTGCCATAATAAGTTGCTCTATCGTTTACACCTTTGTAATTTTTTGTACCAGCATATATGTTGTTTACAAGTTCTTTTTTTTCTCCAATTCCTACATAATCAAATCCCATTATATAGATTACCCTATGTCCGTGTTGACTTGCAAGCATTAATGCTGTTGGACCACTACTCCAGCCTTTGTTAGGATCAATAATTTTTACACCAGGTGTACGTTCAGTAAGTTTATTTCGATTACTCCACACGTTATGCTTGTGTTGATATTGTGCTTCATTAATTTCAGTAACCATTTTACTATCTACACAAACTAAATGATCAGGTACAAATTCTCTAAACAGTGCATTACAACCGTAAACTGTTCCATAATTCTTTAATTTATGATGATTAATGTCTTTGCGACTAGTACCGTTACCCAGTACAAACGCTATTTTGTTTGCCATTAAACTCCGCCAAG